TGTTTTGATAGTTTCGAAAGAGAATGAAGTTTATATGAAGGTTGATGCAGAACCTGTTATTCGACAGGAGCTGACAGACTTCTTTTCATTTACGGTACCTGGTGCTAAGTTTATGCCAGCGTATCGCAATCGTGTCTGGGATGGCAAGATGCGTTTGTATAACGCAATGACAAAGGAACTGTATCTAGGTCTTTTACCTTATATTGAAAAGTTTGCAGAAGAACGTGACTATGAAATAGAAATTCAAGATAATCTAAATCTTGCAAATAACTTTTCTTTAAAAGAAGCGAATGACTTTGTTACTGGATTGAAAACAAAGTTCGAGTCTAGAGATTATCAGTTAGACTCTTTTACTTATTGCGTTAGAAACAATCGTGCATTAATCGTATCACCAACAGCATCAGGTAAGTCTTTTATTATTTGGTTGTTGTCGCAGTGGTATCAAAACGAACGTATGTTAATTATTGTTCCTACTACTTCTTTAGTGCATCAGATGAGATCGGACTTCATTGAGTATGGAACAAATCCGGATGATATTCATATCATTATGAGCGGTCAAGAGAAAGATGTAAAGGCGAAGATTACTGTATCAACTTGGCAATCAATCTATAAGATGAAGAAGCCATTCTTTTCGAAGTTTGATGTTGCAATTGGAGACGAGTGCCATTTATTCAAAGCGAAGTCACTCACTTCAATCATGACAAAATTGGTTGATTGTAAATATAGATTTGGATTTACTGGAACGCTTGATGGTACTAATTGTCACAAACTCGTATTGGAAGGTTTATTCGGTCAAGTCAAACAGTTTGTTAAAACGAAAGAGTTAATAGAGAAAAAGCATCTTGCTAATTTTAAGATAAAGTGTTGCGTCTTAAAATATCCCGAAGAAGAAGCAAAACTCATGCGCGGCGCTTCGTATCAAGACGAAATAGATTTTATCGTAAGTCATCAAAGACGCAATAAGTTTATATGTAATCTCACGATATCTTTATCAGGGAATACGTTATTACTCTTTCAATATGTAGAGAAACATGGAAAGATATTGTATGATGATATATCTCAGTATGATAGAGCTGCTGGAAATGAAAGAAAGGTGTTCTTCGTCTCAGGACAAACTTCAGCAGAAGACAGAGAAAATGTTCGGGCAATTACCGAAAAAGAAAAGAATGCAATTATCATTGCCTCGTATGGTACTTTTAGTACTGGTATCAATATTCGCAATTTGCATAATATTATTTTTAGTTCCCCTTCTAAATCTCGTATTCGTAACCTTCAATCTATTGGTCGTGGCTTGCGTTTGGGTGATTCTAAAACTTCAGCTTGTCTTTATGATATTTCTGACGATCTTAGGTATAAAAAGAACAATAACTATACGTTGAATCATTTTGCCGAAAGAATTAAAACATACAACGAAGAAGAGTTTGATTATAAAATTTATAACATAAACCTGTAAAAGGTATTTACAAATGTCACAAAACATATTATACTTAAAATTAGTTACGGGGGAAAATATTATTGCGGATGTTGATCAAAATGATGAAGAGTTTTTGATTTTATATCAACCCTTAGAACTTCATGTAAAGAATGCATATCAAGGAGCAAGTGTAAACTTATCTAAGTGGATTCCCTTTACTTCTGAAGAAGAGTTCGTTTTGCCAAGTAAACATATATTACTAATAACAACTCCCTCAAAAGACATACTTGATTATTATTTTGAAGGAATAGAAACTCTTCTTAGATATAAGAATGAAGAAAAAACACCGAGGGATGAATTGGAAGAGTTACTTGCTATGTATCAAAGATATGCAAACACAAATACAATGGTGCACTGATGTCAAATAAAACAAAACAACATTATGTAAATAACAAAGATTTTTTAGCAGCGATGATAGAATTCAAAGATTCTGTTTATGCTGCTAAACAAAATGGAGAAAAAAGACCACCAGTAACACGTTATATTGGTGAGTGTTTAATGAAGATTGCGGTTCATCTCAGTTATAAACCAAACTTCATTAATTACACGTTTAAAGAAGATATGATTAGTGATGGTATTGAAAACTGTCTTCAGTATATTGATAACTTCAATCCTGAAAAATCAAACAATCCGTTCGCGTACTTCACACAGATTATTTACTATGCCTTCTTAAGAAGAATCGCGAAAGAGAAAAAACATTTGTACACCAAGTATAAGTATATGGATGAAACGGGATATAATTTGAATTTACAAGAAGGTGATGATACTAATTACAACATCGAAGCTAGTAAATCAAAGGAGTGGAGTCGCGAACACATTGATGTCTTTATTGAAAACTTTGAAGAAACGAAAAGGAAGAAAAATCGTAATCAAGGTATTGATAAGATTATAGGCGATTAATAATGTTAATTGCTTTAATTACAGATACTCATTTCGGAGGAAAATCTGACAGTAAAGTTTTCACGAACTACATTAAAAAGTTCTATGACAATGTCTTTTTTCCTTATCTAGAAAAATACAATATACAAACCATTGTTCATCTTGGAGATATTGTAGATCGACGTAAGTTTATTAACTACGTTACTCTTCATGACTTTAAAAGAATTTTTGTTAATAGATGTGTTGAAAATGGTAGAGAACTTATTGGTATTGTTGGTAATCATGACATACCATATCGCAACACAAATGAAGTGAATGCGATGAATGAGTTATTCAACCATTCAAACGTAACATTTTTTGATTCGCCGACAGAGTATGACTTTGATGGTTGTAAGATTGCTTTGCTTCCCTGGATAAACAATACTAACTATGCAGAATCCATGGAGTTTGTAAAGAATACTTCAGCGCATATTTTGTTTGGTCATTTAGACTTGGCTGGGTTTGAAATGCATATGGGCATGAAGAGTTATGATGGCATGCAACCAGAACTATTTTCGAAGTTCGATATGGTTTGTTCAGGTCACTTTCATCACAAATCATCAAGTGGCAATATTCATTATCTTGGTTGCCCATATGAAATGTTTTGGAATGATTATAATGATCAGCGAGGATTTCACGTTTTTGATACTGAGAAAAGAGAGTTGACTTTTATTCAAAATCCATATAGACTATTCCATAAGTTGTGGTATGATGATACTGATAAGAATTTTGAAGAGTATACGAATCATTTTAACTACGAAGATTACAAAGATACATATGTGAAAGTTATTGTACAGAACAAGACAAATCCTTATCTCTTTGATGTTATCCTTGATAATCTTTACAAGGCAAACCCAGCACATATTTCTATCGTAGAAGATAATAAAAATATGGATCAGCAGAGCGAAGAAGAAATCATCAGCGAGGCTGAAGATACTCTAACTTCCCTATATAAGTATGTAGATAATATGAAGACGAATGTTGACAAAAACAGATTGAATCAATTGTTCGCGGACTTATATACAGAAGCGCAGAACGTGGAGTTATAATTGATACATTTTCATAATGTTCGGTGGAAGAATTTTTTATCTACCGGAAATGTTTGGACTCAAGTAGATTTAGATAGAAGTTCAACTACTCTTGTAATCGGTGAGAACGGTGCTGGTAAGTCAACCGTTCTTGATGCGTTGTGTTTTGCTCTTTTTGGCAAACCATTTCGCAAGATTAACAAACCACAGTTAGTTAACACTGTCAACGAAAAAAACTTACTCGTAGAAGTTAATTTTACGATTGGTAAATATTCATATCGTATCGTTCGTGGTATCAAACCAAGTAAGTTTGAGATTTACAAAGATGACGTTCTATTAAATCAAACTGCTTCATCTAAAGATTATCAGAAATATCTTGAAGAGAATGTTATTAAACTTAACTACAACTCATTTTCTCAAATTGTAATCCTTGGTTCTTCTACATTCATTCCGTTCATGCAGTTGCCGGCATATGCGCGTAGAGAAATTATCGAAGATCTATTAGACATTAAAATCTTTACTGCGATGAATGTTTTATTGAAAGAAAAGGTTCAGACAAACAAAGAGAAGTTGACGGATGTTAATTATCACATCGAGATGGAAGAAGAAAAGATTGAAGTCCATCAAAAGTATATCGAAGAAATCAAAGTCAAAGCTAAGGAAAGAGTTGCCTCTTTGGAAAAAGAGATATCCAACGCTGAAAGTTCTATTACGA